TATTTGGAACTGATAGAAAGGTTGTTGATCCTGACCTGATAGATGGTGGCCTGCGTAGTAAGCAATTCGCAACCGTATTAGATTTACTTGGGTATGGAGAAATAGATTCTATATTGGATGTTGGTGGGGATGGTACAAATACTTTCAGAAAAAATGTTTTCCTTGATGGAACACCATTGATGAACGCAAATGGTGAAGAAAATTTTTCTGATGTAGAAGTTTTTTTTAAAAATGGGGCATCAGATCAGACAGCATTACAAGAAATTAACGCATTAGAAAATACTGTTCCTGTAAATGTAGAAGTTACAAAGGCAACATCTGTTACAAGATCAATTACAGAGACTAATGTTGATAAGGTAAGAGTATCAGTTCAAATTCCGAGCTTACAAAAATTTGAAGATAATGGAGATATTCTTGGAACTGAAGTAAAAATATCAATAAGAATTACAGAAAATGATGGAACTGTTCATAATCCTGTTGAAGCAAATTCAATTGATGGTAAAGCAACAAGTCCGTTTGTAAAAGATTTTGAAATTAAATTTGAAAAAACAATGAGTTTTCCCATTGATATAACAGTAATCAGAAATACAGATGACAGCACAGTATCAACACTACAAAACAAAACAAACTTTTTATCTTTAACAGAAATAAATACAGATACAAGTGCTTATCAAGGTTTTGCTTATGTTGCCATAAGATTTAATGCTCAAGAATTTCAAAGCTATCCCAAGCGGATGTATCGTATCAAGGGGACTAAAATCTTAATTCCAAACTCAAATGATTCTGGAAATGTATCAGTAGATCCTGATACAGGACGGGTTATTTATGATGATGGATATATTTTTGATGGTACTTTTAAAACAGAAAAAGAATGGAGTTCAGATCCGGCATGGATTTTATATGACATTTTGACAACAGATAAAGGTTTTGGTGGAACTGATGGTGTTATTGATGAAAATACCTTAGATGTTTTTAGCTTTTATTCTGCAAGTGCTTATGCTAGTGAATTACTAACAGATCCAATTACAGGAACTACAGAACCAAGATTTAGCTGCAATGTAATTCTTAATCAAAAAAATGATGCCTATTCCTTGATAAATGATTTATGTTCTGTGATGAACGCGATGCCATTTTATAGCAATGGCTCATTACAAGTATCGCAGGACAGACCAACTAATACATCAACAAATACATCTGATCCACAATACATCTTTAATAATTCAAATGTTACTGAAGAAGGTTTTACATATCAGGGTGTAGGACAGAGAACAAAATATACAGAAGTGGAAGTTGCTTATTTTGACAATGACACGCAGACAATTGACTATGAACTAATAACAACTGATGAAATTACAGCATTATCAGATTCAACATCAAAGTTTGGAAAAACTAGAAAAACTTTAAAAGCTTTTGCCTGTACTTCAAGAGGTCAGGCTAATAGATTAGGACGTTGGTTTTTATATTCTAATTTAAAAGAATCTGAGGTTGTATCTTTTACAACAACACTTGAAGCTGGTGTAATCGTAAGACCATCTACAATTATTGCCATTGCAGATTCATTAAGAGCAGGCGTTAGAAGAGGAGGGCGTATAAAATCTGTTACTGATACCACTACTATTGTTGTAGATGATGCAAACAATACTGATCTGACAACAGAAAATTCTGCAACACTTTCAGTTGTTTTATCAGATGGTTCTGTTGAGAGTAGATCAATTAGTTCAATAAGTGGAACATCAATAACAGTTTCATCTGCTTTTTCTTCAGCACCATTGGTAAACAGTGTTTGGGCGATAGAAAATACTTCTGTTGAGTTTCAGATATATCGTGTAGTTTCCATTGAAGAAAAAAATGAATCTGAATATACAATCACAGCAGTTATTCATGATACTAATAAATACGCACAAGTAGAAGATGCGACTATTGCTGCCAATCCAAGAACAATTACGACATTACTAAACGAAAAACCTTCTCCAAGTAACTTGACGGCAACAGAACAAATAGTTGCTCTTAGTAATAGAGCCGTATCAAAAATATTTGTTGCATGGGAGCCAGTTCAGGGTGTCAAAGAATATTTATTAGAATTTCAATATGAAAATGATAATCCAGAAAGATTGAGGGTGGCAAGACCCAGTTTTGAACTTTTTGAGTCAAGATTAGGGACTTACAAATTTGCTGTTAAGTCTGTTAATACATTAGGAAAATTAAGTTCTGGAACTTCTTTTTTAACTTTCAATGCTGAAGGTAAAACAGCTTTGCCAGAAGATGTTCAAAATGTACAGATAGAACCTTTATCAGATCAATTTATAAGATTACGTTTTGATAAATCAACTTCTGTTGACGTTGTACATGGTGGAAACGTCATAATTCGTGGATCTAACCTCACAACTGGTGCGTCTTTTACAGATTCTGTTGACTTGATTCCAGAATTATCAGGTAATGTAAATGAAACGATTGTTCCCAATATTGTTAATGGAACTTATTTTTTAGCCTTTAGGGATGATGGTGGAAGAATTAGTGCCAATGCTGCGTCAATAAAAAACATTTCAACACAACCTGATATATTTCCTAAATTGACCGTTTTGACAGATAGAGAAGATACAGACAGTACACCTTTTAATGGTGCAAAAGTTGGTTGTTTTTTTGATAGCACACTAAACGGTCTTGTTCTTGGTCTAGAAAATGAAATTGACTCTATTTCAGATTTTGACGCGATTGTTGATTTGGATTTAGTAGCAAATACAGTTGCTACAGGTGGAACATATGCTTTTGCAAATACTTTAGATTTAGGAGGCAAGCAACCGCTTGTATTACAAAGACATTTAGTGACCAAAGGATTTTATAACAATCAACTTTTTGATGATAGAAGTGCAAATATAGAAACATGGACTGATTTCGATGGTACAACTGTTGCTGTTGATGTGAACGCCAAATTACTAGTCGCTACAAGTGATTCAGATCCAGATACTTCAACTGCTGGTACTTACACAATAAATGACGGTTCAGGGGGTGCAGGAACAATAATAACTATTTCAAAAGCTTCACATGGCTATTCTGTAGGAAGTTTTGTGACAGTTGACTTTACAAATGGTTCAGGTGTTGATGGAGATTATCAAATACAAACTGTGCCTGATGCCAATTCATATACATTAACTTCTGCAACATCTTTATCTACAAGTGGAGATTGTAATTTCAGCGCAGAATTTAGCCAGTTTAACCCTTTTGTAAATGGTAAATATATTGCAAGAGGATTTAAATTTAGATGTGACCTTTCTACAAAAGATATTGCACAATCAATAGAAATTGAACAGTTAGGATATACAGCACAGATAGAAAGCAGAACAGAAACAAGTCTTGGTAATGCAGGGGCTTCCGCTGGTGGGTTTATCGCTTCTGGTACCTCCACTAAATCAGTGACCTTTACAAATAGTTTTTTTACGGGTCAGTCAGGCACCAGCGTTGCTGCAAATTCTGTTTTACCTTCGATAGGTATTACTATTGAAAATCAACAGCAGGGAGATTTCTTTGTTTTATCAAATATTACTGGTACCGGCTTCGATATAGACGTAAAAGACTCTGGTGGTAATAATGTTAATAGAAATTTTAAATATGCAGCAACAGGATTTGGGCGTGGAAGTTAATTTTAGGATAGTATATAATTAAATAAAATTTTGTATTACAAATGGCACAAGCTTCAGATTATACAATAGACAACTCAACGGGTGCTAACGTCAGGGCTGATATTAATACCGTTTTACAAGCAATAGCAACAAATAATTCTGGTTCTTCGGCTGCAAGTACAACTTTTGCAAGTGGTTTTTTTGCTAATACTTCAACAAGTATGATGCAACTTAGAAATACAGCAAATAATGCTTTTTTGGATTTATTTACATTAGCTGGTGGCCCTGCTTTCCCCATAAATGGGACAATAAATTCAATTAATATCGGTAAAGGTACAAACTCTGTTTCTAACAATACTGTTTTGGGACAAACTGCTTTGGATGCTGCTGTTACTGGTGATAATAATACTGCTATTGGTCATTCAACTTTGAGCGCAAATACTTCAGGAAATGCTAATACGTGTTGCGGTAGCTTTGGAGGTGCTGTTATAACAACAGGATCGAGAAATACATCCGCTGGAACTTTTGCGTTAGGCGCTCTCACTACAGGGTCAGAAAATACAGCCTGCGGAGCAAATGCTTTAGGTCTTATGGAAACCGGTAACTATAACACTGCTATTGGAGAAAGTGCTCTTAATGCAAATACAGGTAGCAACAACACTGCTGTTGGTCATGATTCCCTGAAACTTAACACATCTGGAACAAACAACGTATCGGTGGGTAAAGATTCTTTAAAGTCTAATACAACGGGATCTAGTGGAGTTGCTATCGGATATAGAACATTGGACGCAAATACTACTGGCAGTAATAATGTGGGTATTGGTGGTGATTGTTTAGGGGTTTCGGAAACCGGAAGTGATAATACTGCCATGGGTAGTGCCGCTGGAGCAAGTGTTTCTTCAGGAGGTAATAATTTGCTTTTAGGACATGATGCTGGTAGGTCTACATCACCTAGTGGTGAAATTACGACTGCAAGTAATCAAATTTGTCTTGGAGATAACAGCATTACAAATGCTTTTATAAAAGTTGCTTTTACAGTTACCTCTGATGAAAGAGATAAAATTGAGGATGGTATAGTTTCTCATGGCTTGGATTTTGTAAATCAATTAAAACCAAAATCATTCTGGTTTAGAAAAAATCGTGATTCCGACGAAAAAACAGGTGATAAAAGATATGGTTTTTATGCACAAGATATTCTTGCTTTAGAAGGTTCTAATCCCGTGGTTATTGATAGTGGAGATCCTGATAATTTAAAGTATAAAGGTGAACAGTTAATACCAATTCTTGTTAATGCTATTAAAGAATTATCAACAAAAGTCACAGCCCTTGAAATAAGGTAAACTAAAACTAACTTAATTTTTTATTATGGATGTAGAAAGAACCGCAGATGAAATAGCAGAAATGTATACAGCTGCTGGTCATAGCGTCACTCTAATAAATGCTGATGCAAACTATGTAGCATATACATCAAGAACAGAATCTTCTGATAGTGAAACTGAATGGAAAGCAATGATAGAAAGAAATGTAAAACATCTTGAAATTATCAAAGACTATAAAAAACTTGATGAAACTACATCTATATGGACAACGGAAGATTTTACAGCTATTGATGCTGCTATAACTAAAGGAAAGACCCTTTACTCTTAATTTATGGATTTACAAAAATTAGTTGAGACAAAACAACAACTGTTGTTTGAAAAAGAAAAACAATTTGCAAATCTTTATGAAATTACTGGCGCTATAAAGTTGTTGGATCAGCTAATTTTAGAGATGCAAGCTTCTGAAGAAAACCAGCCGTCAAATAAAAAGGACTTAAAGACAGAATTAAAAACAGTGTCATCAACGTAAGTGGTGCTGTAATTAGAATTGTTTTAAACATAAAATGATAGACCGCATTATAAAAATTATTTCCATTTTGTCATTCTTGATGTCGCTTTCAATGGCAGCTTTTGGATATGTTGCAATTCGCTATATGAAAAGTCCAGAATTTGAAAGAACACTTAAAAATAAAATTATGGGCAGTCTGGAAAACAAGCTACCTGATGTAATGAAAAACACTTTACCAGATATTACAGGGCCATCTATACAGTTACCAGAACCAAAAAAGGTGAATCCACTTGGAAATACCAAGAATTGAAATACCGCAGATAAAAATAAAAGAAATTTATATTCCTAAAACAAGGACATGGGAACAATATCCAACTACTTTAGATATTATTGACAAACCATCTTTAGAATATCCTGTTGTTAACTTTCCATCTTTTGAACCTTTAGAATATCTACCCGATAAATTTATTCCTACAAATCCAGATAAACAACCAGAACAAAAAAAACCAGATATAACTCAGCCGCCAAAATATACACCCAAAGTCAAAAAAGATAAAGAGTTTTTTATAAAATGCCCGAATGAGTCTAGTATTCCCGTAGGGTCTTATCCCAATGAATCTAGGCTGCAAATCGTCATAGGTCACTCAATTAAAAACGGTCAGTGTTATGAAATCTTCAGAGATTCAACCTTTGTTGAGAAATGGATACCTAGCCCTCCTGTTCTTGTTAGCACTTCAATTATTGCTGTTGCTGCGGCTTCAAGTCCTATCATAGTCAATTTGCTCAAGAACCTCATCAAGACTGCCATAAAGCGTTTAACTAAATCTTCCAAAAATAAGAAAAAAGATATATAATTTAAAAACCCTATTCGCCACGGCAATGGATAGGGCGTCTAGGTGGGCAAGTTTAACCGCGCTTGCCTACTGCTTCAATTTGTGAGTATGCGGCAATACTTGGTTCATAACAGGCTTGCTAACTATATCGGAGCATAATCCGAAGTAAGGGCTTTTAGGGTGGTACTCAGCTCCACTGACACGCAATTCATGACAATTTTTAAGCCTTGCTAATTCATAATTCAATCTTGCTGTTGATAACTGTTGCCTTGCAATTTTTTCCTGAGTGGTTGCACTTTTTAGACAGGCATCTTGAAAACGTCTATCGAGTGGGACAGATATTGTTGCAGCTATACCAAAATTAAAAGAAGTCGCATCTTTATTACCACTGTAATTTTCTCGATAAAAAAGAATTTCACCAGCATTTGTAAGGTTGCCATCTTCGTCAGCAGCTTCGTTATATACAGGGGTGTGGTAGATGTAGTCTTGAGGACGTTTTATTGCAACTGAGGTCGTTGCGAAGGGGCTGACACTTAAAGTAGCCCCTGAACATTTAATTCCATTGCCATATGTGTTTTCAGTCATTGGCCCTGTCAAAACTTGCGTGGCAAAATTAGATACTGAAGATGATGTATTGCTTTGTGGATTTGCGACTGCTGAAGTGTTGGCGTAACTAGGTAAACAAGAAAAAAGGGTTATTAGTTGGAAAATATAATAGTGGTATCTGTAACGACTTCTGAATTTACTTGTCTTGTTATATCGGTTATAGATTCTAACGAAGGGCCTTTGTAAAATTCTGAAAACTGAAAACTTTCTGATGTTTGCTGCCAGTTTGGTTTTTGATCCAGATTTAAGCCTGTCCATTCATAAGTAGTTCCATTGATGGTTTCTGTGACTGTGGCATTGGGCATTGATAATGTCTCGCAGTTACCGCATGAAATACCAGAACCCGTGACACTATAGGTATATCCAGAATTGTAGCGAACCTCTCTAATATTTTCTGTAAGGTTATTTGTGGTAACGCTTCGGCTTGTACTTGTGGCACTTGTAAAATTAGGGACTACTGGGATCGCATAAGCTGGGCTGATAAAAAATATTAAAGGCAGATATTTCCACATTAATCAAGGGTTAAATCCGTGACAAATTGACCTGTTAATACAATTCCTGTTCCTGTTCCACCTGTAAGCGTCATTGTGTGATGATCTAGAGTTACGGCTGCTGTTCCTACGCTTCCAGCGGCAGTTGAGGTTAAATCACTAAAGTTGCTTACAGTTCCTACAGTCGGGGCAGATCCAGCAGTAGCATCACCTTCAAGATA